CTTCAACTGCTTCATGGAAATCAGTTCCACGAGTAGTTGCTTTCTTTGTGATACGATTTGCTTCTTCTATACCAATTCTCTTTCTCCACTTAATAAAAATCTCACGATTATAAAAAGAAGTTACTGAAGTAATAGAAGGAACCCAACTACCATCAGGGAGGTGATAGAGTCTGCATCCTGGAGTTTCTTTCTTTTCTAATTCAATGTCACCTAAGTGATTACAATGTTCAAAAATCATTTAAATAAAAAACTAAAGGGACATTTACTAGTGGTATTAGTTTTTGAAAACAATTTTGATTTCCATAGTTCTTTAGTACTAGGTCCATCAAAAATTTTTAAGTCTTCTTTTCTCCACCTATCATATTCATCCCAGATATGATCTATTTTATCTGGATCCTTTTCCTGAGATAAAATAATCCCATCATCTGGATTTGAAGAATGAAAAGACATTCTAAAAAGAGGATCTCCTTTCCTTATTATAACAGGTTTTGATGGATTAACAATAGTAATACCTAAACTAGAACCCCGTGACCAATTAGATAAATTAAACCACCCACCAACAGCAATAAAATTATTGGTTAATGATGTCATAGGATGATCAGTAAACTCAAACCACACATCATCTTCCTGAGTCCAAAATACAAATCTTGGAAATTTTAATTGAACAACTGGTCGAGGAGAATTAATATGATCCGCATCCCCTTCTAAGATAGACTCGTTAGTAGATCTAATAGTCGTAACACCATCAGGACTTCTCAACACCTGTAGTTTAAAATCAATAGGAGAAACTCCTACAAAAGTTCTACTACTTTTATGTTTGAAAACAGGGCATTTACTATAAACAAATCGATCATCATCTAGATCACTTTGTCGTACTAGAGAATCATCAAATTGTTTATGGTTGACATTAATATAGTGGATTGTCTTAGACGACATATCATATAGTGGTTTCCATTTTAGCTAGTAGGTACTCTTTAACAAATCCAGAACGAACAATATCTTCGAGTCCAAACTCAATAATATCAACTGAAGGCATGATGCGAAGGATCTTCATGAAATCAATTACACCATTCTTCTCATTAGTTTTAACAAGATCAGATTGAGTGGCATCACCACAGAACATGATCTTAGATTCTTGTCCTACTCTTGTTATTATACTATCTAACTCATGAAAATTCAAGTTTTGATATTCATCTACAATTACAACTGCTTTGTCAAGTGTAGTTCCTCTAATAAATGAAGTGCTCCAAAAGGAAATAGTTCCTTGTGATTTAAGATTTCCATAGAGCATTTCAAAGTCAGACTCTGTAGGCATCTCAAACATATACTTAACCATATTCTTATATGGTATCTGATATAGAGATGACTTATCTTCATGATCACCTGGAAGGAATCCAATCTCTCTTGTAGATACCAGTGACCTCACAATATAAATTTTCTCATAGGGAGTCTTAGGATCTAAAACATCCTTCAATGCATTGTAAAGAGTTATAAATGTCTTACCCGTACCTGCACAACCATATGCAACTACGTTCTGATTATTCTCATAGCATCTGAATAATTCTTCTTGGTTTGGAGTTAGAGGAGTAATTGTCCTCATCAATTCCGTATTAATAGGTTTCTTTCTTTTCATTTGCTTTGTACTCATTCCCATTGGAACAGGTGATTTACTACGAGACCTAGATTTGGATGGCATGTTAGTTAATCTACATCAAAGGCTGATTGAGTTGAAGACTCGTAAGAGCCTCTTTTGGCTAATCTTCCAGAGATACCTCCAGATTTATCTGCTTTCTTTAATACTTCACCCCATCCTGGATTCTTATTAACTAATTTATCTCTCCACTCACCAACCTCAACTCCTAAAGCTGGCATGGTAGAAGGATCGGAGTAATCTCTTTCCCAATCAGGATTATCATCTTTCCACTGATCCCAAACATGGATACTCATTGCGACTTCCTTCTGTTCACCAGTTTCTTTGTTTATAACAGGGTATGTTGCCATATCAATAAGATAATGTGTAAAATTATTTAGTCCCAATCAAGGGCTTCAGACACTGATGGGAAATTTTCTATAAAGATATCTTTACATGCGTTTGCTATATCCATATGCTCTTGCTGTGTTCCGTGTGCAGAACGTAAGTTAATATAATGTATCCATGATCTTACACTACCAGTCATATAGATTCTTGTAGGAGTAGCAAGAGGTAATACAAACCTTGCACATTCTTTCGCAACCCCTGCTTGTAACATCTGATTATACAATCCAAAAGCAGAACTGAATAGAGTATTCATTTGTCTATTGAACTTCTCTACCACTTCAGGATCTAAATCATCAATACTATTCTGTCTATTCTTATCATCTTGTCTACGAAGTTCTGGCAATTCAATCTCACCTAGAAGATTACTATCAGCATACCTTTGAGAGAACTCTTGGTATGTAAAACTTCTATGCCTTAATATCTGTGCCGCAATACCTCTAGTAGTATTAATCTCCAATGTCATAAATGCTTGCTCAAAGACCGACCAATGACCGTGTGTGATGCAATACTTAAGAAGACCAGCAAACTTATCATTGTCTTGGTTCTTAGGGTTACTAACACGAGCAACATATGCCATGTGTTTCTCAGCATCAGGAGTAACACTAATTAAATTAATATTCTCAGTCATGTTTAATCTGCGTATCCATCGTCATCGTCATACATTTCATCATAGGTAGTTTCAGGAGAAGAAAATGCGTGTGAATTTTTGTAAGCATCAACATCAGAATGAACTTCAGATTCTAATGCATCTACAACTTGCTTTAGATTTCTAACAAGTAGTTTTAATCTGTCTTTATCCATTTGGTTTCTCATTATTTAGAGAGTGCCATCAGAGAGATTTGAACTCCCGACCTTGGCTTTACAAAAGCCCTGCACTACCACTGTGCTATGATGGCAACTCCCCCGCCTGGACTCGAACCAGGGACAAGGTGGTTAACAGCCACCTGCTCTACCAACTGAGCTACAGGGGATTGTATGGGTGGGAGGTTGGATTCCTGTATTACCAACAAGAGGAGGGCATTACTACAGTTAGTAAGATCACCTCTGTCTAAGACCCGACTGGTAAGTCGATTCTCCCGAAGGAGCAGCACCACCTGTGTCTCATCACCTTAACCAGCTATATGCCAGAAAGTTTATTCAGTCACTCCCATGTCAGTTCCGTCGAACCAACAAATATATTATGGCATAAAAAAAGAGGGGTGTCAAGCACCCCCCAAATCAGTCAAGTAAGACTGTTTCACTATGCACATACAGTTTTAGATTCTGTATGCTTAACGCCTCTGTAAGTTAATACAGTTGCTTCTTTCTGACAAGATTTCTTGCCATTTGTGTCATATGTGACACCACGATAAGTGACTTTTGCCATTGGATTTACTCCTAAAGTAGTTGGGTTTTTAATCCGTTCCTTTAGTCGGCTTTTGCGTCCTCAAAGCATCCCTTCTCTGTTGCACTCTTAACAACCTGAACAAGTTCAGATCTGTTATCTGCAGAAGGTTTTATCTTAGAGATAATCTCTTCTGCACTTTCACAAGTTAAGAGAGTTGCGAGTAGAAATTCCATAAGGATGAACGATTCCGTTCCGAGTCGGCTTACTTGCGACCTCTTATGAGGTTGAACGATATGTGCATATTAACACACGTATACTATATATGCAAGTAAATGTGTATTTCTTGATACAATTATTTACAATCCATCATCTATCATCCTATCTGACAATAAAGAACCAACAAGTTCCTTGGCATGATTGTTATGATCACATAATTTATTCATCCATATCCTCTCACTTAAAGATACTTCTCCATCAGTAGATATAATACGACAACAAATATCTACAATTTCATTACGATACTTAGTGCTTAATGGCATCAGTGTCCCCTGTAAAACTATACCACCCCGTGACTATGTATTTTGTCTGTGTAGAACTTACAATACCACGGTGCGGATGTGTCCAATATGCTGGCCATACTAACACATCTCCTGCTCTTGGTGCAAACTTTTTACATTGAGTAGGAAACTCTGTCTCTCCACCATCCGTTACGTCATTAAGATATACCATCCATGCCAATATTCTTTTCTCTGCTGACCCATCTACTCCACCATCATTCTCACAATGTAAAGTAAAATATCCTTCACCAACATTATACTTTTGTATCTTAAAGGTAGGAGCAATAGTCCATGACTTTATCTTATTAATAAAAGGATACTGTTTATGATACTCATCAGTGCAAACACTTAAAGATTGTGCTAACACACTATTAATAGGAGTCTTTCCTACAGTCTCCAAAAACATCTCAGTATCTTTACACCTCTGACCTTCTCTATGCAAATGACTATTACCCTCAAAGAAATTAATAATATTATTACAATTCTCTAAAGAAAGTACAGACTCTTTATGTAATATAAAATCTTTAGAATGCATTAATCACTGACGGTAAAAGATGATGTTCTGCCTGTTGTATTGCTCTAGTAACTGTTTCAACAGTATCTCCTGGCAGAATAGGAACTTCCTGTTGTTTTATTATTGCACCAGAATCTAACTCTTCTGTCACAAAATGAACAGTGCATCCTGTCACATCCTCACCAGCTTTCATTGCCTGTTCTACTGCATGAAGTCCCTTATACTTAGGAAGCAATGATGGATGTAAATTTATAATACGTCCAGAAAATTCCTCACAGAACTTCTTAGATACTACTCTCATCCATCCTGCCATAACTACCATATCAATTTCATATGCATGAAACAATGCAATGATCTCATCCTCATCCTTACTATAACATGAAGGAATGTCTAGTCTCTCTGCTCTCTTCCTTGCCTTTGCTTTCTTCTTATTATAAACCATGATCTTAACCTCATGCTTGGGGCATGAATGAACGATATTCTCAAAGTTAGAACCGTTCCCTGAACACATTATACCTAATCTCATAATGGGGGATACTCCGATTTGATTTGTTCATCAGTCTTCTCAATAGAAAACTCTTTCATTAATCTTTGAACCTGTTTCCTATCAAGTCCTGCAAGCTGCTCACAGTTATCCAAACACTTATAGATACACTCTCTATCTGAAATGGGAGGTCTCGTAGAGAATCCCATATGATCTGTGTTACTCATTGTTTGGTAGTATTACTACGTGTTCTGTTTATAATAGTAATAAACTTGTCACCAGCAAACGTACCAGCAAGACATACATCTATTTCATCACCATCATTCCAATTAGTTTCACCATTCTTTTTAGTGTGCATCATTGCTAATTGTATCTTCTTAATTACTTCTTGTGTTAACATCATGATGGTTGACTCCAATCTTTATATTCTGGTTCTTCTTCTAATACAGTATGTTTAAAATGCTCAGTATCAAAATATGATACGGGCAAAGGCTTCACATTATCATATGAACCTGCCATTCTTCTTTTCCATTCTCTCTCATCAAGTACCTCATTAATAAGAATCTTCATTTCCTTAGCAAATGTCTCAGTGAATAGTCTACGTGGTTTAACTACAGCAGGTTTATATTCTTTCTTACCCGTTGGCCCTTTATAATTGGGGTCAGAAGGTCCACTCATACCTTGAGTGTCCATCTTATGTTGTAATATTGGATCCTTTTTCTTTATATACTTTGGATCCATGTGTGAAACAGGTTCCTTATCCAACCAAACTCTAGGATCTTTATCACTCATAACGGTCCCCCATCCTTATCAACCAATCCCATCTTCTTTACTTGAGACAGGTTGGATCTTTCTTTCTTTTTTAACCTCTTATATTCCTTTATAATCTTATCAACTTCTTCTTGAGATACATTAACCTTCAACTCCTGTCCTTTAAAACCCTTTCCTTGGTTCTCTATGTAATCATTGATTCCATTCTGTATCTCACCTTCAATGATATCACTGATTTGATCCCGAAGTTCATCACTCATTTTCTTTTTTTCACCTTTCTAACTGGTGATTTATATCCCCATTGACCAGGATTCACAGTACCTTGACCATAATCAATTTCTTTAACACAATCTTTACCATACCTATCATAATACATATCAAATATGTTTACCATCTTTCCAGATCTAGTAACATCCAAATATGTCTTTCCTTCTACAACGTAAGTTACATTGAATGCATCACTAGGAAGTTTTCTGTCGTTTGCTTTATCATGAGTTGTCTTCTCATGAATAATCTCACAAGAATATTGAGAAGGATCAAACTTTTCTTCTGCTTTCTTAGGTGGTTCCGCCAATTTCTCCTCCGTATCCACTTTAGTGGTCATGACCTACCACCCCAATTAATATCTGGATATGCTTCCTTCACCTGATCATAGGTTACTGAATACTCCTCAGATAAATTCTTATCTTTTGCAAGTATTATAATCCTTGCCTCATCAGGATGAAGACCTTCAAGCATCTGAATGAACATAGTCTCACGACGAATACCATTAAGACTATCATTACCACCTTTAACAAAGTGATATAGATTCTTTGATTCTCTACGAAGAGAAGTATGATCTGTTCCTAATGGACTTTCATTAGGTGTAAAAGGAACATCTCCTTCTGGAATCATAGAAATAACTGTCTCATCAAAATTCCAAATAAGAATAGAAACTAATGCTTCATTACGATACTCCTTTAAGGCTTCTACTTTCGCAATTTTAGATTTTTGTTTACCAACAAACTCTAAAATCTCATGTACAAATGGATTGGGTGGAAGTGCTGGAGCTTTAGCAGGAGATTTCTTTCGTGCTACTACAGTGCTACTCTTCCTCTTCTTCGGTGGTGTCTGTGTCATAATTGTTTTCAAAACGTACTGCTACAATTTCATCTGGTGATAGATTACCATTTTCATCAAACATCTCTGGATGGGTATAGATCACTTGAGGTGTTGTTTCATATGAATGTTGTCTTGCCATCCATCCTAGCATACCTCCTACTAATAATGCAAGAAGTGACACAACTGTTGTAAGTGTCAGTGTTACTATGGTCATTTCCATGAGCACTCCTCCCAGAGAGTTTATTTTTTTCTGATGTCTAAGTAAAAATTAATATGAAAAATAATTTCCCTATTCCATAGTGCGATTAATTTTCCAAACTTTACTTGAAAAGTTTTTGGTCTTTCTATTCGTCTCCTATTACGTAACAACAATTCTACTCCCCGATTGATTTCGGGTTTGTCTTTATTTAGAATTCTTTTTTCTTCTTCCTGGTCTTCGGTCATGACTATACCTCACTGCATCTTCAAGGATGCGTCCCAAATATGCTTTTATCTTTCTTGCTTGAGGTTTAGGTATGTGACCATATGCCTCACGCAATTGTTGATGTAGATTGTCTTTACCTCCTTTAACATACTCTTGTAATTCTACTACTTCATTAGCAAGTTCTTGTGCAGTAGAACTCTGTAAGAAAGCATCGACCTCTGCTTTCGTTGTCTTACGAGACTTTAAAAATTCATAGAACTTAAGTTGCATCTTACCATCAAACGCAAGTTCAATGGCATGTTCAATCATGTCATATACAGTTTCAAAATCGTCAAATTTTTTCATTAGACTAATTTCTTCTCCTTAAGATACTGAACTGTTTCTGTACATCCACCAAGATTAGTTCCATTAAGAACTACTTGAGGAAAAGATGAACCTTGACCAAATTGTCCCTCAAAACTTTCTCGATCAAAATGATCATCAAGTTCGTAAACAACATGATTTAACTTTGCTAACTCTAGCACTTGAACTACTTTTGAACAAAAGGGACATCCTTCTTTAGAATAAACCGTGAAATTCATCTTGTCTATTTAAAAATTTATTTAGTATTAGAGACCACAGAAGCCCAATCAGCATCAAATAATTGTAATCCTTTATCAGTAAGAACATGATTATACATCTTCTCAAATACTGATGGTGGCATTGTAACTACTTGAGCACCGAGAGCAAATGATGTAGAGACACTCTTCACTCCTCTAATAGAAGCAGATAAAATTGCAGTTTTAATCCAATGTGCCTGATAAATTTCAGAAATATCCTTAATCACATCTAACCCGTTAACTGAGTTATCGTCAAGTCTTCCTACAAATGGTGAAACATATGTAGCACCTGCCTTAGCAGCAAGTATAGCCTGTGCCGCATCAAAAATTAATGTTACATTAACCTTAATATTATCTCTTGATAGATGAGCACAAGTAAGAAGACCATCAGGTGAACAAGGAACCTTAATGGTTGCTACTTCCTCAAACTTAGAAGCAAGTCTATGACCCTCAGAGGTCATTGTATCACTATTACCTACTACTTCCATGCTAATGTCCTTTACACCCTCGTCAGCAAGTTCCTGGTAGACATCTTCAGGGTCTCTACCACTCTTCCTAATCAAAGTAGGATTAGTTGTAACCCCATCTATAAGTCCTGTAGCAAAATGCTTTTTAATAATTTCTGTGTCAGCAGTATCCAAAAAGATCTTCATAAGAAAAATGTAACTAGAGTATCTATAAAAAAATAAAAAAAGAAACCCTTTTGTGTAAGGGTCTCCTTATTGTATCAGGTTGTTTATAATTTATCAACCATAAAAAAAGGACCCCCATTACGGGAGGCCCAATATTCAGGTTCTCTTGGATCTATCTTTGGATCCCAATAAAAGAATCCTAGTTGATCCAATCTAACGTGCATCAACGGTTTATTCAGTTTCATTATTGAAAATGATTCGCAACAAACCTATTTAGTTTTATCAACCTATGCTAGGAGCAAGTAATGCAACTTCAGATGTCTCAGCAGCTGCTAAGTCAAGTGGGAAGTTGTGTGCGTTACGCTCGTGCATAACTTCCATACCAAGGTTAGCTCTGTTAAGAACGTCTGCCCATGTAGGAACAATCTTACCACCACTATCAACGATAGACTGGTTGAAGTTGAATCCATTCAGGTTGAATGCCATCGTGCATATACCCATAGAGGTAAGCCAGATACAAACAACTGGGAAGGTTGCTAAGAAGAAGTGAAGACTTCTTGAGTTGTTAAACGATGCATACTGGAAGATGAGTCTACCGAAGTACCCGTGAGCAGCAACGATATTATAAGTCTCTTCTTCTTGTCCGAACTTATATCCATAGTTCTGTGATTCGTTATCAGTAGTCTCTCTGATTAGAGAAGATGTAACGAGTGAACCATGCATGGCAGAGAAGAGTGATCCTCCAAACATACCTGCAACACCTGCCATATGGAATGGGTGCATAAGGATGTTATGTTCTGCTTGGAATACGAACATGAAGTTAAACGTACCCGATATACCTAGTGGCATTCCGTCAGAGAATGAACCCTGTCCGAAAGGATACACAAGGAATACTGCGAAAGCAGCAGATACTGGTGCAGAATATGCAACACAGATCCAAGGACGCATACCTAATCGGTATGATAACTCCCACTGACGACCCATGTATGCGGAGATA